ATCGCTAGCTATTTGACTAGGAAAATAACCTTTTTGTATTTGTACAGCCATATTTATTTTATTATTTTAGATGTGCTACCATGATTATTATATTTCATGATATTTAAATTTACTTTTTCTTTTTTTATTTTTGCGTTAGGAGCATATAAATGCCTATTACAAGCCATAACAGCTAAACCAGAACTTATAGCAGCATCAAATTTAGTTCTTTTATTTATATCAAATCTAGCCCAGTCGTTTAATGTCGTGTTAAAATACATATCACCATAAGTACCATCTTGCTTTAAACCAACGTGGTTTTGTATATACATTTCAATTGCTGCAGCGTGAGCTTGTTTTATATCTTCACTAGAGTTTGGTATTCCACCAACTTCTTTTTCTGCGGTAGATAATTTGTTCCATACTTTATCAGGTCTATTCATAGAATAACCTCTGTAACCTCTTCTTCTTAAATAGTATAGTAAACGAGGTTTGTTATTTTCTGCTAATAATGGCATGCCGTAAAATACCAATGACATCAAAACATCTTCAAAAAATATTTCAGCTGTTTGTGGTCTAGCTAGATATTCTAAAAAAAATGTGTTAGCAGGTGAATCTTCCATGCTAAACTTAGTTAAACCATGCAAAGCACCTTTTGATCCTTTACCGTCTACAGTTCCTGATATATCATAACTATCACAACCAAAAGCACCCATGTGTTCATTGCCAGGGTATTTAATGCCATTTTTAATACTAACATTATTTTGCAAATGTGGTTGTGGTGTCCATGTTATTTTAAATCTACCTTTTGGGTCTGGATAAAATATAACACTAGAATCTTTTACACCATTAACCCATTGAAAGTTACCTGTTGACATATGAGAATTTTTCGTATCCTCATTAAAATCTATTTGCTCGTATATTTTAATTAAGTTAAATATACTGTTTTGTGTTTCATCTCTAAAAGCGTGTTCTTCTGTTTTAGGAAACTGACGATAAAACTCATTTAAAGCATCTTGGTCATTTTTTAAACCTTCAGCTTCATTATCCCAATGCTCAATCACGCCTATATCAATTGAATCACCGTGATAATTAAACACTTCTTGCTCAGGTGTGTCAAAGACTGGTATGCCGTACTTGTCCATAAAGCCTTCATAGTTCCACTCCATTGGTATGAATAAACTATATAAGCCAGATTTAGTTTGACCATTTTTATTTCTTTTTGTTACATTAGAGTCTCTAAATAATTTTTTAAAATTATCACCACCTTTATCTAATGCGTTTGATGTACTTCCCATCATACACTTGCCAATTACCCTACTACCTAATCGTAAACATGTTTTTGTTACTCTCCAGTTATTAAGTATGTTATCAGGTCTTTCCCACTTACCACTTTCGTCGTGTACCAACAGATTAAGTTTTTCACCATCATAACTGTTATCTCCTGTATTTTTCCAGTCAATAGTAGTATCTAAACCTACTATTTCTTCAAGCTGTTCATTTGTTTGTAGCTTTTTTCTAGTAAACTTCTGAGCTGGTACCCTATACGCGAGTTCACTTTTTGGTCTGTCCATACCGTCTTGTATTGGTTTAAAAAAGAACGGATAGTTGACCGATATTGGTACCACTTTATCAGTAAACATCTTCTTAGCATCTGCACCAGATTTTGATAAAATACCAAATCTTGCATCACTCGAGATAGTAGCAGCGTTAACTGCCTCCGCGCTTGCCATAAACGAGAAGCCAGATCGTCTATTTTTAAGGTAGCATATTCCATAACACCTTGTATCTGCTTTACAAGCTTCCCAGAATATGTAGAATAATCTATTAGATTCTCTAAATTCAGGAGCACCCACATCAATTTTTGACCACTGAAGATACATATAGTGAGTACCGGTAATGTAAGTAGGCTTACCATTATTATTAAACCAAAAACCGTTTTCTCTACGATTAAATTCCTCATCTATATAATCAAACCATTTATCTTTTTGTTCGTTAGGATAATCCCTCCAGTCAAAAATGGTTTTTACGTTTTTTAATGCTTTTGGATATTCAAATTGTTCCCAGTGTTGTTCTTGTTTCTTTTTTGATCTACTATAAATATTAGTAGCAGGTGGTAATGCTATTTTAAAATTTTGTATTTCGTATATATCACCAATTACACCTGTTTTACTTATAACTACAATATCGTGTTCTTTATTGTACCCATATTTCCATTTCTTACCTTTGTTAAGTCTTTTAAGCGTGTTAATTCTTATAGGCTCAACAATTTTATATAAAGTTTGTTTGTACATTATTTAGACCTTCTTTCAGCAAAACCTTTAAATGTTTTTTCCCTTTTTTCTAAAGGTTTATTTTCTAGTATTGCTTCTTCTTCTTGAATTCTAGTTAGTATTTCAAAAGCATCAAATATAGCTAATTTCTTTGTAGCTGCTGCGTTTTTTAATCTGTCTGCAGAAACATCATCTTCTGAATCAACAATTTTTTCTTTTGCTACTTTTATTAATTCATCAACTGCCTTGTAACCAGCTTGGATTATATTCTTCTTCTTTTCCTTTATATTCATATTTAATTGAAATCTCTTGCGTAAAAACCCTATATAGCTTTTCACCATCAATAATAAATTCGTATTCACTATCTGGTGTAAAGCCAACTAAATCACCTTCTTCTATCATCCTTAAGCTTTTATCTAAATATTTCATAACACCCATTAAAGGCTGTTCTGTATTAGTATCAAACTTATTATAAGATTTAATTGGTTTTACAAAACAAAAGCCCTTTAAAGCGTTCCACTTATTATTTCTTTTGTATGCAAAAACCTGATCTTCTCTGATAGCGTAAGTTTTTTCGTTTATATAGCTTTTACTATTTTTTTCTACACCTTGCATATTATGCCACCTTCTAAATACATTATGATGTACTATTACAGTATCACCAGGTTGTACTTCTGTTTTTACAAGTGTTGGTATAGAAATCACTTTCGCTTCTCTATTAACATGCTGGTGATGAAAGATCTCCGTATTTAATATGAGTTCTTTATCACCAACTTGTTTTTTGTTATTATATCTTGATCCTATTGGCTCAATTATAAAGTCATAAAGACTATGCATCAATATTCAAGATTATATTCTACCGACACCGCCATATTTTTATTGAAATCTTTCCAAGGTAAAACATCCTTGTTTTTTCTAATATAAATACTGTACTTAGTGTCTTTTTCTATTATATCACAAATAGTATGCCCGCCGTAGACCTCTTGTCCAACAGCGTAGTGCATAGCTTCATTTTTATAGTCTTTACCAATACTTATCTTACGTATTAGCTTGCTCATCTTCTTCTGGTATTTCTTGTATTGTACCATCGGTAATGTTGATACTCACTTTACCATACTTTTCTTCAAGAACTTTTTGCATGTCTTGAACATCTTTCTGCATTGCATTAATTGCATGCACTAACGTATGCTTCTGTGATTCAATACCACCAAGCCTCAATTGAGCGTTGTTAATTTGATTTACTTGATCTTGAAGTTGCTTTAACTCCTCATCAGTGATTTTTTCTACTTTTTTATTCATAATTAATTAAATTTTAGTTAAAATTATACTTTATTACTATTACACAAATAATAGTATTCTTAATACGCTATTGTCATAGTCTATTAAGCGTCTGCCATATCCTTATAAAGATCCATTGCTTTTGCAGCAACATAAGCCTGTTTTACAGGGTTTTTTGCGCTATCTTTTAAGTCCATATCAAACGATCCGCTAATTGAGCAGATGTGACTATTAGGATTTCCATCCCTAGCTGCTTTATCTTTATAAACATTTGCGTGCCAATTTCCAACTGTAGTTTGTACCCATCTAGTATCATCTACTTGAGGTGTCTTTATTGTACCATCAGAATTGAACACAGCTGCAGTTTTTACGTAATTCTCAGAATTGCTATTAGAATTCCAATTTACGCCAGAAATTTTTACGTAAGCATCAGCTACTTCGATGCCTTTGTAATCATATTTACCTTTTAATGCCATGTTTTTAAATTTAAAATGTTAAACAAATTAGCTGTTGCCAGCTAAATATCTTATTACACCTTTATCGTGTATTTTACTTCTCAGGTTCTACAATCACCTTACCATCACTATCTGTCCAATCAGTATCTTTCATATGCTGATCTTGTCTTTCACCAACTACCATCCAAGATATTGTTGCTGTTGATGATGCATTTTGAGATTCAATGGTTAATTTATTTCCTACCACGCTGCCTTTTACTAAATCCCAATTTGATTCATTTGTTGTGAAGCATTGTACGTTAGTATTTAGTAATACAAATGTTCCTTCTGTCATACTAGAAACTGTATCAATATTTATTTCAGCTTTACCATCTACTAAATCTACTTTACCTCTGTATATTAAATCAGCTTGAGGACCTTCAATAAATGAATGTACTAAATGATGCGTACTTCTTTTCGATGCTAATGGGTGATCTATTTTAAATGAACCACTACCTTTAGATAATGCGTTTGTGAAAGCTGCACTACCACTAGCGTTAAGTTGTAATATTTTATTACCATCAGTCCAAAATGACATTGCGTTAGTAGTTTTTAATTGCATATTTGAACTACTTGCTACATTTTCCATTGTCATAGTTCCACCACTAGTACTTATGTTTCCATACGCATCCCAATCATTTGTTGCACCAAATTGTATTGCTGCGGCATTAGCTGAATCCATTACCACTTGATGTGAACCTAATGATCTTACATAACCTGTTCCTGTTAATTGGCCTGCAAAAGTTCCATTTCCAGAATTATCTAATTCAAATTTAGTAGCAAAAGCTGAAGTCATAATTTCAAAACCTCCTGAATCTGCACCAATATACATTCCTCCTGCTGAACCACCAGACCTAAATAACCCAAGTTGTGCAGTTGCATTTGTGGTAGTAATTCTTGGATAATTATTAGCATCATTAGTAACAAAAGTTCCAGAGTTACCAGTATTTAATGATGAACCAGTACCACTAACAGTAACGTTCCCTGCAAAAGTTGCTGCGCCATTTCCTCTAACATCAAATAAAGTTGTTCCAGGTTGGTCTGTTATTTTAAGTGCATATTCAGTTGCTGAACTACCTGCTGCTACTAATAATCCATTTGCGTCATCTCCTGTACTTGCATTAAGAATTTGTGACTGCCAACCACCTTGTGTAGTACCACTTGCAATTAATTGCCCTGAAAACGTTGCAGTTGAATCTGTTAATGTTAATCTATCAGTACCGCCTGTTCTTAAGGAAATAACATCTGTTTCAAATTGAATCCAAGTATTAGTATCACCAACGTGAATTAATTTATTTGGCACATATAAATCTCCTACAAAAGTTGCATTGTTGTCACTACCTAATGTTAAAGCGAGACTACTATCTCCAGCCTCAGGTTTTGTATAAAATTCTAAATACCCACCAGAGTCATCACTTGCGTTATCATCTGAAGTTGCAACTCTCGCTCCCATACCTGCAATAAATTTTTCAGTACCACTATTTCCTTGAGCTACGCTACTATTTGCTGTGTTGAAAAAACCATAAACACCCATAAATCCTTGATTGGTATTCATAGACCTATAGAGCTGAAAACTTCTAGCAGTAACAGTAGCGTTGGTAGAATAATTTGTGCTTAATGTCGTTCCTGTTGTTAAATCTCCTGCGGCATCAAGAACATAAATTCCTTTTCCTGAAGCTATTTCCAATGTATTATTAGGCGAAGCGGTTCCAATTCCTACATTTCCTCTATCTAATACTAAATTATCAGTATAATAAGTTCCTGCGTGTCTAGGAAATAATCTCATCACGTTACTAGCAGTGTCGAATTTCATATACGCAGCGTAATTTGTATCATCTGCGTCAATACAAGCCATAGTCGGATCTGCATTGTTATTAACTTTGAAAGTAGCACCTGAATGAATAATATTTCCTGAAAAAGTTGTGTCGCCAGTATAGCTTATAGCTAATCTAGTTGCTAGTGAAGTTGCTGTTCCAGTTTGGAATTCTATATCACCAGCACCAGCTGTTGATCCTCCATTTATACCTCTAATTCTTGCTACAACGCCAACACCTTGATCTGAAGGATCTACTTGATACCATTCTAAATCTCCTAAAGTTTGATCATTAGCAAGACTATCATCTGTGTTGTATAGTTGTATGGCTGGGGAAGTATTTTTTACTATCACATCACCTGCAAAAGTTGCGTTAGCGCCAGCTATTCTAAATGCCTCTGTGTTTCCCGCTGTAAATGCCATTGTATTAGCTGCTGGAAAAAATATTCCCGTATCTTCATCGGTGCCATTTGCAATCATTGGGTTAGTTTTATTACCCCCATCACCAGAAAATAATCTAGAAGCAGTAACATTACCTGAAAAAGTTGCACTAGTCCCGGTTAAGGCGCTGTTAAATGTAATACCACCACCACTAGCTATTTGTATCCTACGACTTCCTCCGGTTGAAAAAGTAAGATCTCCAGCCAGTGCGTCTCCAGCTTTTATTCTTGCTTTAGTGTCTGCTGTTCTACCTAATATTATAGCCGCTGTGCTACCACTTGTAGATGAAATTTCTAAAGTTGGCCCTGATTTAGACATAGTTACATCCCCTGCAAAAGTTGCTGAATTATCATGCGCTAATGTTAATGCTTTAGATATAGTATCGTCAGTAGTCCAAAATTCTAATCTTCCGTGTTTTTCTGATACGTCAGTCCAATAACTTCTCACTGAAGCACCGTAAACTGAGGTAGTTCCACTATAATATCCACCAAAATTTATAAGGCCAGTAATATCTTCATCTGCTGGTGAAGCTGTAAAGTGTAATAAATCTACTTGAGCACCAGCGGATCCTGCGTTTGTTGATTCTACTCGTATTGCATCGCCAGTACCGTTTAAATGTAGTAATGTGGTTGGTGATACACCTACACCTACTTTTCCTGCAAAAGTTGCATTTTGAGATGTATCAAGCTTTAAAGCTTGTGTGTTATTTGTTCCAAATAACATATTTGCATTTGCTCTATTCCAAGCATAAGCAACCTGTGAGGAATTTTGACCGAATAACGCACTATTAGTTCCAGGTGATCCACTAGCACTACCACCACCCATTACTTCTATATAAGCGTCAGAAGATGTTAAGTGTATTTGTCCATTTCCAGTAACAATAAATTCATAACCAAGGCTACTACTAGCAGTACCACCATTGCTTGCGTAAATCAAATAATCAGATGCATCCCAATCGGAATTATATAATTTTAATACTCTTCCTCCACCTGAATCATTACTTATACGTGCGGCGTATTGTCCACTAGCCGCCGCTCCTGATACATGAAATCTATGGGCGGGCGCTGTTGTCCCAATTCCTACGTTACCGTCCTGAAAAGTATAGTTTACAATAGACGATGCATTTTGAAACATTCTAAATCCATTTGTAAGTCCATTAATTTGAAACCTTACAATATCATTATTTGCTAATGAAGCACTAGATGCTACTTGTAGTGCAGGAATAGAAGTGCTTGC